ATTACTCTGTGTCTTATATAACTTGCAAAAAATATTGCTTGTCCTTGTTTAGGTCTTGCTATCTTTCCATCTGACATTAATTCTAATCCACCACCTTCAAACTCTGATTCATTTGATAATAAACAAGTCATAGAAATCTTTCTAACCGGTGGTTCATTTGAACAATTAACATCCGAATCTATGTGCCAATCATAAAAACCACCTTCAGGATATTCTGTATACTGTGCTGGCTCGGTTATCTGCATTCCTTCAAATCCAAAATGATTACCATTAGTTTGTTTCATAACACGTTCTAATGTTGCATACATTTCAGGCATCTTATTAAATGGAATCCAACTAATATGAGATGTTCTAGTTTTAGTATCTACAACTCCTTTAGCACCACCGCCAACTTGTCCATTTTCAACAGGTTCAGCTCTACCTGCATTTATAATTAACTGGCATTGCTCTGGTGTAAATAATGGAGTTGTTGTTTCCACTATTAACGATTTCCAGCGCGGTTCTTGTATTATCATGCTGCTTTTATCCTTTCCCAATGTTTATATTTAGCAATTGACATTTTCTTCCTAGCTTCTTTAGAAAGCTTTTTACCATACATAGGATTTCTTTTTCCTTTTGTTCTTTGACTTATTAATTTTCTTTCTTTTAAAGAAGCTTTTCTACCAATAGAAGGATGTGGTATTTTTTTATATCTATTAACTAAAGTTTCTATTATTTTTCTTACATGTTCTTTAGTTAAAGTTTTACCATACATTGGGTTACCTTTACCCATTCTCATTTTACTTAATAATTTAGGATCTATACGTTTATTATCTGATTGATTTAAGAAATCTTTTCTCTCAACAACTTTCATTCTTCTTAAAACTTTAAATTCCCAAGCCATTGCTTGTTGCGCTGTTTTAAATGTTTTTCTTATTTCAAATTGAAATGATTTTTTACCATATCTTCTAATTAAACCTTTTACTTTTTTAGATGAAGTAAAATATTTAGTCCATAAATCATAAGGATGACATTTCTTTCCAAATTTAACTCCGTAATAATATCTATTAGTAGGTACGTGTTTTACTAAATATGTAAAAGGAATCATTGTGCCCCTCGGTTAATAATTGGATTATAAAGAACATCACAATTTGCAGCAAGTGTTCTTCTAGTTTCATTCGTTCCGTTGAATGGATAGACACAATGTCTCATATCATATGGAAATATATAAAAGTCTCTTAATTTCATTGGTGGTTCATAATCAACTTTAGCAAATTGACCATTAGCTGCACCTAGTATTTGAAGCTTACCATTTTGAGGTGCTTCAGATGCTGAATATTCTACACCAAAAGTACTTGGAAGTTTTAAAATCATTACTGAAGATAGTCCAGTAAAGATATTACCGGTATGAATGTGAACGGGGTTAAATTCGTGAGCTCTCATTTCGTTCACCCAGATTGAATTTAAATGTGTTTGATATTGTCTGATATGATTGAATTCTAAATAATGAGTAAACATATTCATAAACCAATCTAAAACATTTTTAGGTAACATATTATGTTTTCGCATTTTTGTTTCATCATCTCCATCATAAAATAGAGAATGTTCATCTTTAATCTTACCTACTAATTGTTTATTAGCCGGTTCTAATTTATTAAATTTTTGTTCATACGTTTGATTGATTGCATGAAATATATCTAAAGGTGTTTCATATCGTAGGATAGATTGTCCTAAAAATGTGAAATTAAAATTCATTTTCTTTCTCTATTGTGATTCTTTTCCGTATTGTAGTTGTTCTTTTTTATCGTTTGTTAATTGTTTTTCTTGTTTTATTCTAGCTATTGTATCTACTTGAGATAATACATTAAATACTTCAGCTTGTGAAGATCCTGGTGTAATTGAATTCTTTTTATGTTCCATGATTTGAGATAAAGATTCAAATTGATGTGAATTTACATTTTTAGTATCAAATGAACCATCATCATATTCAGCTTTAAATTTAGACCATAGTTTAATTTCTCGGAGACGATCTCTAGCAACTAATTCCATATTTGCTTTACCATATACTTTTTCATCTAAATCTATTTGATATAATTCTTTTTTATATTCATCAGTTTCAGTTTCTAACTTCTTTTCTAATTGTTTAATCTTTGCTTCATTACGTCTGTAATCAAATGATAATGACATTAAATTCTCAAGAAATACGTTCTGTTCTCTAACACATTGCCAGTATTTAGAAGCTCGTGTTGGATAACGACCATCATCTAAAACAGCAACTTTCATTTCTGTTTCAGTTCTGAATATTTGTTTTTTAGTCCAAGTATCACGAAGTTCTTCAACCATTGACTTAAATGATTTTAGATCTTCAGTTTCAAGTAGATTATTTAAATGAATCTCTTCTTGCTGAATTAAGCTTTTTATATTTCTCTTCTCTGTCATTCAGTTAGAGATATAGTACTTTACTATGATGTTGTCAAGGTTTTGGAACCAGCTGTTGCTATTTCGCCTGTCCACATTTCTGTTGCTACTGTTGCATCATATGTATTTCCAGTTGCTCCACCAAAAGCAAGAGTACTATTTCTATTACCTGATGCACCAAAACCATATCTCGCAGTAGTCATACTTGGTAAATTAGTCCAACTTGTTCCATTCCAAGATTCAACATTAGCTACCGCTGGAGTTGAAGGATATAAACTTCCACCAAATGCTATTGCTAAAGATTGAGTTCCAGCTCCACCAATTTGTGCTCTAGCTGTAGTTAATGAATTTACAGCTGTCCATGATGTTCCATTCCATGATTCTGTACTTGCACCAACTCCACTAGGCATAGGGCCACCACCGAAAGCTATTGTAGCTGTTTGTGTTCCACCACCAGCTAAACCTCTTCTTGCTGAATTTAAACTATTTACTGAAGTCCAAGAAGATCCACTCCAAGATTCTGTTGCTGTACTTGTTGGGCCAGGCCCTACATATCCACCAAATATTAAAGCAGCAGTTTGTGTTCCTGATCCCCATAAATCACCTCTTGCTGTGTTTACAGAAGATGTACTAGTCCATGTTGAACCATTATAAGATTCTGAAGCAGCATCAACACCAGTAGGATTTACTCCAGCTGCTGCAATAGCTGCTGTTTGAGTTCCTGCTGATCCTACACCAAATCTTGCTGTATTCATTGTTGCTGGAACTGTTGTCCAAGCTGATCCATTATAATATTCTGTCGCAGTAACATAAGGAGTTCCTCCTGTTATTGGATATCCTCCGATAGCTAATGCAGCAGTTTGAGTTCCTGCTCCTCTTCCATATCCTCTCGCCGTATTTAAATTCCCGCCGCTCGCCCAGGCAGCCGCGCTGTACGAATAGACACCGAAGTTCCATTCTTCTGTTGCAGTAGAGTTTCCACTACCACCAAAACCAACAGCTGCTGTTTGAGTACCAGCACCACCTAAAGAATGTCTTGCTGTTGCTAAAGTAGTAGGTGATGTAGTCCAACTTGTTCCATTCCAAACTTCAGTTGCTCCTGTAGCAGGAGATGGTGGTATACCACCAAAAGCTAAAGCTGCTGTTTGTGTTCCTGCAGCTCCCATTGCTTCTCTACCAGTATTCATAGAATTAACTGTTGTCCAAGCGGATCCATTATAAGATTCTGTTGCACCAGGATAAGCACCAGGATCAATTGCTCCTCCAAATGCTAATGCTGAAGTATTTGAAACCCCTGCTCCAGTTAATCCATTTCTTGCAGTATTTAATGAAGGTGTATTAGTCCATGTGGTACCACTAAAGGATTCTGAAGAACTTACACTATTAGCTCCATTAAATCCTCCATAAGCTAAACCAGATGTTTGTATTCCTGAAGCTCCCATTTTTCTTCTAGTTGTATTTAATCCTGTTGGATTAGAAGTCCATGAGGTTCCGTTAAATTTTTCTGTTGCATTTGTTTCACCAGGAGTTCCTCCACCAACAGCGACTGCTGCTGTTTGTGTACCGAATCCTCCTAATTGAAATCTTGCTGTATTTAATCCTGTTGGATTAGATGTCCAAGCAATTCCGTTATATAATTCTGTTCTGTTTGTTCCTGTAGCTGGTGGTATACCACCAAAAGCTAAAGCTGCTGTTTGTGTTCCTGCACCCGCTATTTGATTTGTACCTGTATTTAAATTACCACCTGATGACCACGCTCCTGTAGGAAGCCATGACTTTAATGTAGCCGTGGATGAATTATACCAAACTTGTCCGTTGGAATTTGTATCAACGTACGTTGGATCTGATGATAGGAAATTGACTCGTCTTCCCGCTATTTCATTATAAGTAGTCATCTAAAGTGAACTCCTTATGGTAAGTTTATAGCAGTAGGTCTTTGTCTATTTAAATTTGTTTTTTGTTCTTCTGGTAATGCATCATACGCTGCTTGAGCTTTAGAAACTTCACCGTCAACAATTGCTTGTGCTTCGGCTTTAGTTTTTTCAACTCCACGTTCTGCAAGCCATAGAGCTCCTTTTTCCGTTGCGCCGATTACCCAAACATCGCCTGGAAATCCACGTAAGAAAAAGTTCTGTCTATCTTGCGCCGTAAAGAAATCTTTACCGTAATTAGATGCTACACCGTATATAAAAAGTGCCATATTTATGCTCCTTGGTTAGTTATTATAAGTCAATTTTACCATATTGTAAACTAACTTGTT